TACATCAGATATATCTAATGAAGTAAATGCATTAACTCCACCACCCGGAGATGTAATATTTTTCTGATAATTTGAAACAAGTGTTTTAGTTTTTTCTTGTTTCGTATCAACATTCATTGTAGCAATAAAATCAGCCGTATAAGTATGTCCCGATTGACCAGTATTCAAAACAACAGACTGTCCATTTCCTGCTACAGTAATAACTCCACTAGCTGCTCCTTCATAATTAATAATAGCACCAACAGCAAGACCAGAATTACCAGCAGTTTTTACGACAGCATGATAATGTGTTTTCTTAATAGTATCACTTAATACACCTGTTCCATAAAAAGTTTCTGTACTACCACCAGATGCTAATGCACTTGCACCAGAATTAATCTGTACATCTTTAAATACTCTTTGTATTGTATAACTAGTATCAATATTACCTGAACCATCACGAATTGTTTTAATAACATTTTGTGATAATTTAAAAAACATTGTATTAAAACCAGTTTCAAATAATTTTGCATCACCACCAGATGTACCACCAACTTTACCTGTATCATCTATCAGACAATCGGCATTTAATGCAACTGTTCCAGATAAAGGTGACTCTGGAATTACAATTCGTTCAACAGCAGCATAATCACCAGCAGTCATAGTTACATCATAAAGATACATCTTAAAAATATAATTAGTAGGAGTTGTTCCTGAGGAATAGTTTAACTGACGAACTCTGGCTGTACCAACTTTTGTTGTTGCATATGTAGACGGATTTGTTAATGTTATACTTGTATTATTATGAAGGTCAACAACAGCATCACTTGAAATATCCCATCCACCTGTTAATGTTTTTACTATGGTATAATTACCATATTGCATTAATCTATCAAAACCATTTACATTACGAAAATCTCTTGCACGATCTACTTCTAAATCAGTAGAAACCAAAGTTTCAAATTCATGACCAAATACATAAGCTTTTCCTGGATCAACTTTTACAACAAATTTTGTTGCATCAGATGAATGAACTTTTAATTGAATTGGAAAATGTCTTACAGTATAACTTCCAGATTCATCATATGTTCTACGAGCAAATGTTTCTTCCAAAACAGAATAAACTGGAAATTTAACTTCTTTTGTTTTTTCTCCATCTACCAATCTTACCATTTCAATAAAATCTATATCATCTGTTGAATCAGTTGTTTTCTTGGTAAGTGTAAGACTATACTTTAAACGGTCTGCACCCGGCGCGGCATAGTTATATGCTCCCTGTGCATTATCTAATAATGTTGAGTCATCACCAGAATCAATTATTTCAGCTGTGACTTGCATACCAATTCGGTATGAAGGAGTATTTGTATAATTATCTAAAAGTAATGTTTGTGATGCAGCTCGTACAAAATTTCCATTAAAATAATAATATCCTTCATCATTAGAAACTGAGGAACCTGTACCTGTTGCTGAAGATGTTGCTACAAGAGCTGAAACAGAAGCATCTGTTGCAACAATTCTTTCACTATTAGAAAAAAATGGAGATGTATTAAGTGTCGCTGTTGCTGTTGCACTAGTTCCTCCACCACCAGAAATAGTTACTGTTGGTGTTGATGTATATCCAGAACCAGCAGCAGTTATATTTATTCCAATAATATTTTGAGCAGCACCCACAACTGCTACAGCAGTTGCACCAGAACCACTACCACCTGTAATTGTAACAGCTGGAGTTGCAGTATATCCAGAACCTTCCGCCGTTATCTTTATACCTTGAACTTTCTCTGTAACAGCACCACCACTAATATATTTAATCCAAAGTGTATCAGGATCTCCTGTTGTTGCATTAACAGCTGCATAATTAACTACTGTTGCTTTTGTTCCAGACTCAGTACCAATAATTGTTTTTCCACTAAATAAAGAAGGCGTAATATCAACTGCATTATAAATTGTTTGTAATTTTACAAACGAATATTGTTTATCAAGATGAATCTCACCACCAGATACTCGACTACCATTCGCAAATATATGATCGCCGAATCGTTTGAGTTGATTTCTTAATATGGTTTGTTCTTGTGAAAGTTCTCTTGCTTGAACAGCAACAGCAGGTTTATAGAGGACTTGATGAAAGTCTTTAGTTTCATCATAGTCATCAAAATAGGGACTTTGATTTAAATTTAAATTTATATTAGATGCCATTTATTATTACCTTTATTAAAATTCAACAACTAACTTTACATCTTCAGTCTGGTCAGATGCACGATTAATAGGAGCCCGATACTCTACATAAATTTGTTCTCCCTTATCGTCATCCATTTCTGCACCAGTATATGTAGACGCAGTTGCTGCTGAACCACTTGCAAACGGATTAGCAATCAAAACTACTTTTCTAAAATCATCACCAACAACAAAGTCACCACCTTCTGTTCCAACCATACGAACATTCATCATTACATATGCACCACCAAGTTCTATCTTTGCATTTTTACCATGTCCAAGCTTAGGACCGATGCGTGCTTCTAAAGTAGCTCCACTTCCACCTCCACCAGTAAGTGATACTGTACCAGAACGATAACCAGTACCAACTGCTGTCATGGATATTTTCTTAATAACACCACCAACTACACTTGAAGTTCTAGCAGCTGCTCCTGAACCTTCTGAAGTTGTAATTGTTACTAATGGCATTACTTCATAGATACTTGTATTATCTGGATTGGTTGTCCATGTTGAAACTGTTGCAGTTTTCGTTGAACCAACATAATCTGTAATTGTTTTTAATTGTCCACTTCCAGTACCTGATGAAATATATACTGTCATATTATTATAAAGATCATCTGTTGCAGATGCTCCTGTAGCAAGTTGAATAGAAGTAGCAGTACCATTCTGTGCAGTACCTGTATTTGTATTAACATATCCACTTCCACCAGCAGTTACATCTATATGTTCCAAAGCACCATCAACAGCTGCTTGCTGAACATCCCATTGTGCATTACCATCATCTGATGTAAGATATTTTACAGGAATCCAATCTGTCGTAACATATTTCAACACATCTGCCTGTTGAACTTCATACATGAATTTCCAACGATAATTATCTGATGTTTCAACAATAGATGAAGATTGTCCTGTAGGTTTAACTGTAGATGTAGCTCCACCATAATTACTGATACACTTATAGACATTATACTGGTCTGTCATTACGAAAAAAGTCTGGTCAATTATATCATCTTGAAGATGACTGTATTCTATATAAACTGTTCCAGATGTCCAATCGGTTCGTTTGATAACATGGGATACATCAGAGGCATTAATCAATTTAGCCGCTACCATATCATTATGATGAATGAAAGGAGCTACTGTCGTATCAATCGGTGTTGGAATTGCAGTATCAGACGGAGTAGATTCTGCATATTGTCCCAGATCAGCACCAGACCATGCAGCAGCTTTGCCGATCATAAGATATATCTTATTAGTTGAAAACGCACTAATAAAATTATCTGCGTTATAGGTTCTAAATGCGTTTGTTATAATAGCTGGCATAACTAAATCCTTTTTTAAATTCTATTTATTTATAATATTTATACAACAGTAATGTGACTATTCATCACAATTCTTGTTTTTTCATTAAGTGTATTAACATAAACTGAAATCTGTGTATCTTTAAAATGTTCAATCGTATAACCACCACCCAAATGAACACCAATCTCTTTACTAAATCCACCTTCTTTGTTAAACTTCTGACGATCTACTTGTCGTTTCAACGGTCCTAATTGTAAAGCACCTCCAATTCCACTTGAAATCTGTCCCCAATCAGCTGAATAAGATATACCTCCATCTGTAATTGCTCCATAATCATCAGTTTCAACAGTTGGATGCTGTACAAACTCATAATCATCACTTTCGGCCGAACTCAATAATATAATTGGTAAATCTATTTCCCAAATATGCCAATCAGAATGTCCCGGACCCAATCCAGCACCACTAGCCTGTCCATCATGTGGCCACGCACCACCTGTTGGCCATTCTTCATTTGTCTGCTGTAATTGCATATTCAATCGAACAGCAGGACTAACATCACCATCATGGAAAATAACTGTCCAAGGATACCTATGAGTTGGTGGCACACTCAATTTCAAACCAGTTGCCAATAATCCTGTAATTAATGTTCTACCCCATAATGCAAGTCCAGAAGGATGTACTAATCGTTTAATATAATCACGCCATTTGTCAATCGTATGTCCCGATTTAATTACATATGAAAAAGCTTGATAATAACTACTATCTTGAATATAATTTGCAGCTGAAATAAATCCATCATCACCAATCCATCTTGTCTGATGTTCATCTTCATATCCACCAATCGTTGCCGTACCTGTTGCTGTTCCATCACCAATACTAGAAAAATTAAGAGTAGGTACTACAC